GAGCAGAAAAATCCGCGGCGGGTTCAAGTTGTTCCGGGGATGGCCCGGGAGTGGCTTGTTTCTGCGGTTTCTTAATTTTTTGATGGGCTAGCGCGACGCTGGCTCGTTTTTGTTGGCGCGATGCTGACTCAGATGGAGTGATCGTTATGGCGTCTCATGGAGGTGCACGTAATCGTTCGGGTCCTGCGAAGGATCCGGAGTCGGAGCGTTCTCAGCAGTCCGGTTACTCGTTGCAGACTTTGCCGGCTGAGGGGTACAAGGGGCCGGTTCCGGGGTTTCCGTTGCCGGATCCGTTGGAGCGTGAGCTTGCGGTTTGGGAGTGGGCTTGGTCTACTCCGCAGGCTGCGGCTTGGGCTTTGCCGTCGGAGGCTTGGCGGCAGCGGACGGTGGCTTTGTGGGTGCGGACTTCGGTGCGTGCTGAGGATCCTGATGCGCCGGCTTCGGTGTTGGCTCAGTTGCATCGTTTCGCTGATCAGATTGGTATGACGACGGCTGGGTTGGCGGAGATGGGTTGGCGTGTTGCGGTTGATGAGACTGCAGAAGCGCGCGAGGAGAAGTCTGCGGGCGTTAGTTCTGGTTCGTCTCGGGATCGGATGAAGGTCGTTAAGAGTGGCTGAGTTGTCGCTCGATTTTGATCCGCTGCACACGATCGGTTTTCTTGTTACGGACTGGATTGAAGCGCACTGTAAGGTTCCGGGCGGCGTGTATGAGGGTGAGTCGCTGGTTTTTAATGGCTGGCAACTTTTTGTGACGGTGAATCATCACCGTGTGCGCCCTAACGCGGTTGCGGATCCCCGTCGTTTGTTGGCGCCGTTTGTTTATCGCCGGTCGGTGGTTGTTGGCCCGCAGAAGTGCGGCAAGTCGCCGTGGGGTGCGGGTATGTTGCTTGCGGAAGCGGTTGGGCCGTCGCTGTTTGCGGGGTTCGCTAAGGGCGGTGAGCAGTACCGGTGCGTAGATTATCGGTGCGGCTGTGGCTGGACTTACGATTATCTGCCTGGTGAGGCGATGGGTGTCCCGCGGCGTAAGGCGCTGTTGGGGATGCTCGCTTATGCGGAGTCGCAGACGCAGAACGTTTATGAGCCTTTGCAGACAATGATTCATAGTGGTCCGCTCGCGGATTTCGTGAAGGTGGGCGAGGGTCTGATTCGGTTGCCGAACCGGGGTCAGATTGTTCCGTTGACCGCTAAGGCTCAGTCGAAGCTCGGGCAGCCGCTCACGGGGGCGCTGGCGGACGAGTCGGGGCTTTATACGAAGTCGAACCGGGTTTTGGATACGTGGCAGACAATTCGGCGCGGTGTAGCAGGGATGCAGGGCCGCACTATTGAGTTGACTAACCCGTGGGATCCGATGGAAAACTCGGCAGCGCAGCAGGCTTTTGAGTCGCGCGCTAAAGATATTTTCAAGTATTACCGCAAACCGCCGAACGATTTGGATTATCGGAAGAAGCGGGACCGGGCGAAGATCCACCAGTTTGTTTACGGTGACTCTCCGTGGGTTGACACGAAAACGGCGATCGATCCGGAAGCCGCGGAGTTGGTGGAGACTGACCCGACGCAGGCTGAACGGTTTTTCGGTAACCGGCTCGTACAAGGGCTTGGCTCATTCATGCCGGAAGCGCTTTGGGATGAGACCGAAGCCGATGGTCCGTCGGATGAGACGCGTATTGCGCTTGGTTTTGATGGTTCGCGTTCCGGGGACTGGACGGCTATCCGCGCTGAGACAGTTGACGGGTATAGGTTCACGCCAACGTATGGGCCTGACGCTAGGCCGACGTTTTGGGATCCGGACGAGTGGGGCGGGCGTATTCCTCGTAGTGAGGTTACTGCGGCTGTTACTGAGATTTTCGCGAACTATGAAGTTTCACGTTTCTATGTGGACCCGCGGCATTGGGAAACTCAGGCGGATGAGTGGGCGGCGTCGTTTGGTGAAGATGTTGTGATTTTGTGGCCCACGAACCAGATCCGCCGCATGTTCGAAGCCTTATCGCGGTTCGTTGAGGACACCACCGAAAAAGTCACTACGCATGATGGTGATTTGACGGCGAAAATTCATGCTTTGAACGCGAGGAAGGTCGCCAAACCGGGCGACATGTATGTGGTTGGTAAGCCTTCTGAACATCAAAAAATAGACATTCTTATGGCGGATGTGCTCGCCCATGAAGCGGCAGCGGACTCGCGTGCGAGTGGCTGGGAATCTGAAGAAGAACATCAAGTGATCGTTTTCCGGTAGAAAAGGTGGTGGTTTTGTGGCCTTGTCTACTGATGAATTAGGGATTGTTACGCGGCTGGAACAGCGGGCCGTCGAGCAATCGACTGATGACGATTTGATGTCGAAGTATTACGACGGTCAGCAGCGTCTCGATCAGATTGGGTTGGCTGTGCCGCCCGAGTTGGCGCGCTTCGAAACCGTTGTTAACTGGCCTCGCGTTGTCGTTGACACAATGGCGCACCGTCAAGACGTTAAAGCGCTTCTACGGCCTGGCAGCGACGTTGCTGACAGTGGTTTGCATGACCTGTGGCGTGCCAACAACCTCGACGCTGACCTTCCACTGCTGCTAACTGACTTGTACGTGTATGGGCGCGGGTTCATGTCGGTAGGCGCGAACGAAGATGACAAAGATAGTCCTCTGATCACTGTTGAGTCCCCGCGGGAAATCACGGTAGAGATTGATGCGCGTAGGCGTCGCATATCGGCTGCGCTACGGCTGTATGACTATGAGAATTGGCAGGCCCGCGCTGCGACGCTTTATTTGCCCGAAGTGACGATTTGGTTGTCACGCGAGAACGGTAAATGGGAAGAGACCGACCGCGACGAGCACCAGCTCGGGCGGGTTCCGGTTGTCATGTTTTTGAACCGCCGCCGCACAGGTGACTGGTCTGGGCGTTCAGAAATGATGGACGTTATCCCGCTAACCGATTCTGCTGCCCGATCGTTAACGAACCTGCAACTCGCTGGTGAGGCACTCGCTGTGCCGCAACGGTATGTGTTGGGCGCGTCGAAGGGTGATTTTGTTGACCAGCACGGCAACCCGTTGCCTGCGTGGGAAGCGTATTACGGGAAGTTCCTGGCGTTGACGAATAAAGACGCAAAAATGGGGCAACTCGCTGGCGCTGACTTATCGAATTTCCATGACACCGTTCGCCATTACGGACAACTCGCGTCCTCCGTTACTGGTTTCCCGGTCCGCTATTTCGGGCTACACACCACTAACCCTCCCGGTGAGGGCGCTATCCGCGCCGAGGAGGCGCAGCTCGTCAAAACGATTGAGCGGAAGAACGCCGAAATTGGGGGCGCGCTCGGCTGGGTGATGGGAATCGCTGAACGGTTCCGCACCGATGAATGGGTTGACGCTAACCGTGTGCATGTGGAATGGCACGACCCTTCCACGCCGACGTTTGCGCAGAAAGCGGATGCGTTACAGAAACTTGCTGGCGGGGTTCCGATAATTTCGCGTCAAGGCGCTTGGGATGAACTCGGGTGGTCTGAGGCACGTAAGAGTCGTGAGCTTGAGTATTTCGAACAGGAAACCCAGGATCCTTATCTTGGCTTGCTGGAAGAGAAGGCGGCGTTGAATGAGCGCGCAGAACCTTCCGAAGTCGGCTAGGGATTATCAGCGGGACCATCGTCTAGAAATATCGGCGGCTGTCACGGCTCTCGAGCGCGCGTGGCGTCGTATGGGACCTGATTTTGATGGGTCTTGGAACGCGGGTGTGGGCGCGCAGGTTGAACGGGTGCTGGTTACGGGCCAGCAACGCGTTATCAACCGCACTCGCCGGTATGTGCCGGAAGTGCTGGCTGAGACCGGTCAAACACGTGCCGTGACTGCGTTCGCTGAAACCAGTTCCGTACCGCTGCTAGGTGTTGCTGGTGACGGCCGTCCGGTCGAGTCGTTGAGTTATGGCGCTGTGACCCGATCCAAGCAGGCTATTGCGCTTGGGGCGACCGTCCCGCAGGCACTTGAGGCGGGCCGTAAGTTCCTTACTCTCGCTGGCGGCACCGCATTGGCGGACACTGCCCGTCAGCAAATGTCTCTCGAACTTGGGACCCGGCGTGTGGGTGGCTATATTCGCATGATCACGCCGCCGTCGTGTTCGAGGTGTTTGGTTCTAGCTGGCCAGTGGTACCGCAAGAACACCGGGTTTGAACGGCATCCGGGTTGTTTGTGTGTGCATGTGCCGGCATCGGAGTCGATGAGCGCGGATTTGCGGGTGAACCCGCACGCATATTTCGATTCGCTCCCTAGGTCGGAGCAGGACCGGATTTTCACTAAGGCGGGCGCTGAGGCGATCCGTAACGGCGCGGACGTTAATCAGGTTGTGAATGCGCGCCGTGGCATGGCGCGTTCTCAATCTGGGAGGCTTATCCGCGACGAGAGCGGCCTTTATACGACCACTGAGGGTATGACTCGCCGCGGTTGGGCGTATCAGCGGCAGCGTTCATATCGGCAGCATGGGCCGGTGCAGGCCCGTTTGATGCCTGAGTCAATTCTTGAGATCGCGAAAAACCAGGACGATTACGTTCGGTTGTTGCGTCTCTACGGCTACATGTAAATAAGCCGTTTCTGATTGTCCCGTCACGCGCGATGTGTGGCGGGTTTTTCTATATCCACCAGCGATTGGGGTATTTCTATGTCGGAGCAAGTGCAGGACACGCAGCAGGAACCTGTGGGCGATGAGCCCAAGGACGTTAAGGACAGCACCCAGGGCGATCCTGGCGAGGCTTTGGGTGATGCGGGCAAGAAAGCCCTCGTCGCTGAACGTGAGGCCCGCAAACAGGCGGAGCGTCAGGCCGCTGAGTACAAGAAACAACTCGATGATGCTGCGAAAGCAAATATGAGTGATCTTGAGCGTGCGCAGGCAGAAGCGAAAGCTGCTGCGGAGCGTGCCGCCGCTGCGGAGCGTGATGTGCAGCGTTACCGGATCGCGGCGAAGCACGGGATCAGTGACGCTGACGCGGATCTGTTCTTAACCGGCGCTGACGAAGCAGCCATGACGGCGCAAGCCGAACGTTACGCGGAACTAAATAAAACTCCGGCAACTCCCCGTCCTGACCCCTCGCAGGGTTCTAAGGACACACAGCAAACCACTTCACCGGCGCAGGCGTTCGCGGCTGCATTTAAAGGCCGGATCTAAACGATAAGGAGGCCAAGAAATGGCCGTAGATATTAATCGGGGCACCACTGGTGTCCAGCTTCCTCCGGAGGTTTCTCAGGAGATTTGGCAAAAGGTCCAGGATGCATCTGTCGTGATGGGTCTGGCGCAGAAGGTTGAACTTTCTGGCGCTGGCACCGTTTATCACGAGGTGTTGACTGACTCGGTGCCTAAGTTCGTTGGTGAGACTGCGCGTAAGCCTGTCTCTAACCCGACTATCGGCAACAAGCTGCTGAAGGCACACAAGATCGCGGTTGTGCAGACCTACTCGGATGAGTT